CTCAGGGAGGGGTGAAGTCCAACCACTTGATGTTCCACCAGCACCTGTAGTGGGTTGATAATTCAGTCGAGTGCCATTCTCTGAGTTGTATTTGATTTTGTCACCAGTTTGGAAATTGTGGCGAGGAATGAATAACGACCTGGTAGGAATCGTCTGTTGTCCAAAGTCAATAGTGTCAATGGTGTGATTGTTTACTGCACCATAGGAAAGACCTAAACCAACTTGGTTACCAGCGTCAAAGTAAACCGTATAGTTGTCAGGAGTAGCAGGAACGAAAGGTATTTTGTAAGTAAACTTTGTCGGCAGAAGTGTGATCGCAGCACCAAATGTGTGTGCTGCAGATACAGTCCCGTTGACTGCACGAATCAAATCAATTTGATTTTGAAGTGTGTCAATTCCAAACACCTTCATCTGCTCACTATCTACTTGAAGAATGTCATTTACTTCAAAGATATTGACGTTATCGGATAAACGGATACTAGTTGTTATACCAGCAGTAGCACCAACATTAGATAATTGAGTAGAGATACCAGAAGTTACCCTCCTCACCACAACCTGATGGATACCTTGCATCTGAGTATGGTCAGTTGAACTGATGTCAGATACCTGAATAAAAGTGTTATTGCCTAAGGTATGAGGAACAGTAGTAACTCCTGTTACTTGTCCATCTGCGAAAGTAAACTCTACACTATCAAGTTCAAGAAGACTGGATTCAATTTCAGTTACCTTTGGTCCAACAATTTTACTAACTTTGGCAATAGCGCCAAATCCATTAGTATCAGCGTTGTTGAAAGACAAGGGGTCTCCAACATAGTATCCTTCGCCATTTTCAATAATTTTTATATTTTCAATTGAACCTTGTTCAGTTGAAAGAATTCTTGATTGAACATCTATACCACGATTTGAGTTTGAGATGAACTCATATTCATTGATATTGAATGATTTGGTATTCTTGACTACCCCATATCGAGTGGGATCTTGACGTTGGTCAAAATCATATTCAAAGTTTTTAGATTCAATTTTAGATCTATAAGTATCTCCTACAACGTAGGGGAAGACTGGAGATCTTGCATTGTGGAAAGGATCTCCAGAGTTTGAAACCAGATTAGTAGATACTGTTGTGTAATAAGCGTAGATGCCATTAGGATACTCCGGAGTAACTGCAAATCGTCCATTATGCTCATCTAGATCACCTGATCCAGGAACATATTTGTAATCTTCAACAAAGAACCCCGCAGGGAAATCAAGTAATTGAGGTCCATCAAAACGCTGACCAGTTACCTTGACATAACTGGATTGCATGTACTTGAGAGTACCTCCATTTGTTCCACTGAAAGCATATGGTCCATAAATTGGGTTACCGTCATAAGCGTATCCCAAAATAGGAGAGTGCTCAACACCATCATCTCCCAGATAACTACGGAGTTGTCTTGGAACGTAGTAGTTTATGTAAGGTAAACCAAACTTAGATTCCCGAGGTGAACCGTAGAATCCATCATCAGTCTGAACGTCACCTAATTTTGCAAAACGATCAACATTATTGATTGTCCAGGTTTTGATATTGGCAGAAAATATCGCCCCAGTTCCAGGTGTGACTGCTTTTGCAGTAGTCATTACTTGGGTGTAGTTTGCACCCTTCTGAATCATCACAATATCGACAACCTCTCCATTGGAGACCACTGCTTTCGCCTTGGCACCAATACCATCACCAGAGATGACAATATCTGGGATGTTGAAGAAGTCTTGACCGCCTGCCTTGATAATGATCGATTCAATACGACCATTTACAATGAAGGGTTGTAAGTAAGCATTCTTACCTCCAATTACAGTGACTTCTGGACGATGGTTATCATTTATAACAGTAGAACCAAACCTAGTTCCATCTTCAATAACCTCAGCACCAACAATTTCCCCTCGTAAAATGGGAGTTGCTGTTGCATTTGCCGTAGATATTCCTTGACGACCAACAATGTTGACAATGATTGGGGGATCCGACAGCAAATGACTACTACCATTACCAGGATCAAGAAGTTTGACAAAGGAATCACCATCTTCAACTGTTGCTAGACGAAAATTGTCCTCGTCAAGTTTTCGGCAATAGTAATCTAATCCTTTAGTCAGACCACCAATAGCAATAGAATTTGGTGCCTCATATCTAATTTGATCACCATTGACAAATCCGTGATTTGGATAATAGAAAGCATCAATAAACGTGTTTATTCCAACAGTACCTGATGTAAACCTAAGAGTTCTATTGTAGAAAGTTCCTGGTTGATCAACATAGATTTTATCTAGTTTATTTCTACGCTCAATAGTCGATAATTTATGAACACCAGCACCATTGCTATCAATGGGGATAGTGCCAATACCTGCCAGTGCCTTTTCAGGTGACTCTGACAACATGATCTCAAACTGATCCTTGACGACCACATAGTATGGGTTACCGTCAATCAAGTTGCCAGGTGTAGTACCAATACCAATTTCAGTTGTTCCACCGCTGGTGTAGATAACTGCCTCACCATGCTTGAACCCATGAGGTACCTTGAACTGGAATCTATCTTCCTCAGTATTGACAACACCACCAGCAGAGGTTGCATCAAACTCTGCCTCTTGAGGAACAATCTTCAACTGGGGAACAATGATTGCAGATCCTTTATGATTACCACCACTAATTGATACCAGAGGCATCTCTTGATAATCTACGCCCTCAGTGTCAATCAGGATCTCCTTCAAGGTGCCTTTGACTTGAGCAACGCAAGATGCACCTATTCCAGTGTGACTGCTCTGTGAGACGGACAGGCGAGGGGGATTTACAATATCGTAATCTGAACCAGAGTTCAAAATATCGATAGTATTCAGAGCGCCATAAAATACTTTTTCAGTTGACTTGTAAGAATGAATTTCAACTCCGTTTGCAAATAGTCCAACCGCACCAGGTGCTGAAGTTGGAGGAGTTTCATCAAAAGTCGCTACTGGAAACTTACGAAGCAAATTCTGTGGGGAGTTTTCCTTACCCGCAAATTGAATAGGTGTAAAACTATGCTCAGTTTGTGTATTAGAATCTGAGGTTGTGATACCAACAATATAGTTTCCGTTACGAACATTCTCTGCAGTAAGAGCAAGAGAAAACTTGTTGCCATTTACACGTTTTACATAATAGGAATCACCCTCAACAAGGTTGTCTAACTTTGAACCTTGGACAGAGTTATATGTGACAATATCACCATTAGCAAAGTGGTGGTCAATAACCTCAAATTCAGTGCCAAACTGTTGCAGATATGGATAATATGTTCGAGTACGTTTAGAAGCATTGATTGTCCAATGAGGCAGACTGTTTGATGCTACAAACACTGCGTCATTAGGATCTCTATAAGTTGCTTGAACGTCAGCGGTATACTCATTCTGAAGTTTGAGATTCCTACGAATGAAGTAAACAATATTAGGATTTAGAGCAGCAGTAGTAACAATAATACTAGTGCTATCAAAAATACTGATAACTGTTCCTGGATTGATATTATTATCGGGATCTACAACATCAAATTTATCATCTATTGAGAAATCATGAGGTCTACTCAGATCTAATTGATATTTTCCAGGACTAATAATTTTCCACCCAACAAGAGTATGTTTTGGTGTGGAGTTTTGAATCCAAGTGGTAAATCGATTATCAGTTTCAATATTACCAAGTTGCTTGACATTGATAATACTTTCTCTTTGTTGGTTTACAGAATTTCCAACAAATTTAGAAAGAATACCTACGACTTCAACCGTTACTGGTTTAGTGAGATCTCCATCCTCATAAGAGATGGCGTCCACGCCAAATGTTATGGTAGATCCAATTGAAGTAACTGCTGCGGTAGATGTTACTCCAATAAATTGAGTATAGTTCTTATCTGTATACTGATAGGTTTTCCCACCCATCCCAAAATAACCAGTGGTCCCAAATCCAACTGTTGAGTCAACGTCGAGAATCGTTGCGCCGGAAGGGATCTCACGGGTTACAAAAGTCTTATTAGTCTGTTGGAATGTGCCGAAGGTTGTATTTTGAGACAACCTAATCTTGTAAAAAGTGTGAATGCCTACGATTGTAGACTCAACAGAATATACACTTGCACTAATACCATCACCCTGACTGATGGTTTGCCCATCAATATTCAGAGCATTCCCCTGCTTTGCCTTCGCTAGGAGAACATCATTGGTCAGGTAGTCCGCAGAAGACGGACGAATCATGTAGCGAGCGGGTTGAAGCATCTCAACCTCTTCACCATAAAGCGCACCAAAGAGAATTTTGAAAGATTCTTCTGTACCTTTTGTACTAAAGAAGTCTTTTGCTTGGCGAATGAAGTTGCTCTGATTGACTTTCTCGTTTAGAGGGCGCTCAGAGAATCCAGGTAAAACTTGTTTTTTTAGTTTCTTGAGAAAAGTCTGAAGAAAAACGTTACTCAGGTTAGTAACTTTCGCTCCAGTACCATGAGTTCCTAAACCACTATTGGTGAAAGTAAGGAACTCTGGAGAATTGGTCTTTTGATTATTTTCAATACCACTAAAGGCACGCTGACATCCAGTGAAGGAAGTGGTGCCTATACCCGTATATGTAATAATTTCATCATTGATCTTTAGCAGACCCCAGGATGAAGGCCATCCTTTAGTAGAATCCACATAGATGGTATCATCTCTACCACCAACATACTGACTAACTGAGGTAAAACTAATCAGGTTAGTATTGTTTAGTACATCAAGACCTTTATACTCAACTAAGTTCTCAGCAATATCAATCGTTCCCCCTTGATACTCTTGGGAGAGATAATACTGCTTCATGAACTCCCCAAAAAGCGGACTCTCTGAATCAATAGATCCTGGAATCTGACTTTGGACTACTTCATGAATTTTGACTCGTGTAAGAGAGGTCTCGATCACGTTTATTAGTATCCGCTAGATGTTGGTGACGAAGATGAAGAGGAAGAAGTCCCACTAACAAGAGTAGTAGTGACTATTGGTGAAGAAGTAATCAACCTACTTCCAGGTACATGTGAAGAACCAGTCATCTTGGTTCCGTCAGGCATGATGTGATAATCGCCATAATATTTTTCGCCGTTTACATAACCGATTAGAGTAGAACCGGCAGTAGTAGTTATAATGGTTCCACGAACCTTCTTATCTGTAGAGTAACTAGACTGAGCAAGGAACCTTGAACCAGAACTATTGTTACCAGTTGCAACACTATCTACACGCATGTAGACGTTGCTTTTTGCAACATCAAACGATAGGTACATCTCATTTCTGGCAAGAACATCATTAGATAAAGGAACTGCCTCAATCTCAATGATATTGTTTTCTGCCAGAGTTGATGTAATGTTTACTGTCTCAAGAATAATCTCACCTTTCTCATAATCAATTCGTCCAAACTTGGAGTTGACAACCTGAACCCGATCATCTTCTAAGATTTGGAAGAGGAACAGATCGCCAGTCTTATCGTTGAGTTTATTGTCTGAGAAGTAGCAAGTTCCCACTACACCTGATACATTGAACCCAGTGGAGTGAATATTGTAAGAACTACCAGAACAATAGAAAGGATTTAGGAAACAGATTTCATACTGTGCAAACTGGTCGATTTTGGCAACCAGGTCACGACGCATTCTCACCAACGTGATGTTAGAGGTGATGGAATTATCCACACCATCAATAGTTGCTTGAATACCGCTATATTTGAATCGACCACCAAATTGATTGATTTCACGACCCCCACCATAAAGTGTGAGAGAATTCAATACATTGGTTTTGAGATTGTCAACGTCACCAATAAAATTGGTGTTGTAGTACACATAGGTATCTACCTCAACATATAAGAAACTCAGGTCTACAAAAGATGGTAGGATACCAGCAATCGTATAATTACGAAGAGATGTGAGAAGTTGCTTCTTAGTCAGATCTGACAAGAAGAAACCATTTTTAGGTTTGGCAGCAATGAATACCCGACCATACTGTGGAGGAGTAAGTTCTTCGCCACCATAGGCACTCACAGACTCGATGTTGGGGTAAAGAGAAGGTAAGATTGCCTCGTAGTCATTTGCCGTCACAGCACGGTTCTGAGCGGCATATAGACGGGGTGCATAATACTTGACACTCTCTAAAGACTCAATAGAATCTCCATTTTCAGAAGGAGTGCTTGTAAACAGGTTTGCGGCGAATCCACTTTCAGTGGCACCGTCCTGATCTTTCAATGTTCCAACAAAGTTGAAGAAACGTACACCGTTTCCTGCCTTACCATTGGTCTTGATATAACCAATAGTAATTACGTTGCCAGACTCTAGTTTCTTACCAAAGACTCCATCACCGAAAAGAACTTCGTACTTCTCGTCGGTCGTTTCTTGAATAAGGTAAATGTTAGATGCTGAAGTAACACCAACAATAGAATTTGCTAACTTATACTCAGTAACAGTGTTATCAGAAGCACTGTTCTTTACTTTTACTGTAAGAGTTGATGTATCCACTCCATT